CCTCTGTGGACGTGGGACACGAACGACTACTTGGCTTATGACCGGACCAACAACGTCTTTTCTACATACATTGGAAGCACACCGCGACTTGCTCTTAACTCCACCGGTTTGTTTGTCGGCAATGGGATTGACAATGCATCTCCATCCGCCGGTGTTGTTTCAGGTACGGGGGGCTTGGGCACCAATATTGCTGGGGCGTCGTTAACCATTCGTGGTGGCGAAAGCACAGGTTCCGGTGCTGGTGGGCCAATCATCTTCTCCACCGCTCAAGCTGGCGCATCTGGCACAACGATCCGAAATGCCACCGAACGCGCCCGCATCACCAGCACAGGCAACGTGGTAGCCGGGGGTTCAGTTGCCCTTGCCACCACTGCAACAGACGGTTTCCTTTATGTCCCGACCTGTGCAGGCACGCCCACGGGTACGCCGACAGCCATCACCGGCATGGCCCCCATCGTGGTGAACACCACGAACAACAAGCTCTATTTCTACTCAGGCGGCGCATGGCGCGACGCTGGGCCGTAAGCAACTCTCGAATCCAACTGAAAGGAACCCCCATGAACTGGACCATCTCATCTTTGGACCGCGCACTGCCTGACGGCGTGGTGCTGACCGCCCACTGGCGCGTGAGCAAGACCCAAGACGCCTTCACTGGCAGCGTCTACGGCACCATCAGCTTCCCGGCCAAGGACCCGGCAGATTCCGACTTCATTCCCTACGACCAACTCACCGAGGCGCAAGTCGTGGAGTGGGTCAAGGACGAGATGGGGGCGAACCAAGTCGCTGCGTACGAGGCCGCAGTGCAAGGGCAAATTGACGCTCAAGTCAACCCCACCAGCGCCGCTGGCGTGCCATGGTCATCCGCCCAGCAAGCGGCCTGACGGCTTGGGTGCTGCGCCGCACCGGCTTTGGTGGGGTCACCTTGCCGTGGGGCATTCGCATATTGCCTGAGCGGTTGCATGACGAGCCCCTGCGGCGGCATGAACTGGAACATGCGCGGCAGATTGAGCAGTACGGCGTGATCGGCTTTTACGCTCGGTATGCGTGGTACACGCTGCGCCACGGTTACCGCAACAACCCGCTTGAAGTTCAAGCACGAACCAAGGAGTAAACACATGAACCCCAACACCAAAATTGAACTCACCCTGGGCCTTGTGAACGGCATCCTGGGCTACCTCGGCACCCGTCCCTACGGCGAAGTGTTCCAGATCGTGCAGGAGATCCAAACGCAAGCCGCCCCGCAGGTGCCCACCCCGGACCCGGCCACCGAACCCGTGAGCAACTAACATGCTCGACATCCTTGGTGGGGGCCTGCTGGGCTCCATCTTCGGAGGGCTGTTCCGGCTGGCCCCTGAGGTGCTGAAGTTCTTGGACCGCAAGAACGAGCGTCTGCACGAACTCAAAATGTTCGAACAGCAGTGCCAACTGGAAAGCATGCGCGGGGCGCAGAAGTTGCAGGAGATTGGCGCTCAGCACGGTATGGCCGTGGATGTTGGCGTGTTGGACGCGTTCAAGTCAGCGCTGGACCAGCAGACCGAGATGGTCAAGGTCGCAGGCGGCTGGGTCGCTTCGCTCAGCGCTTCGGTGCGCCCGGTGGTCACCTACTGGATTCTGTTCATCTGGTCGTTCGTGCACATCTGGTTTGCCTGGAACGCTTGGCTGCAAGGCATGCCGCCAGTGGAAGTGTTCAAGACCGCCATGTCGCCTGACTTCTCAGCGCTGGTGGCGGGGACGATTAACTTCTGGTTCCTTGACAGGGCCTTGAAAGCGCGGGGGCTTGCGTGAATCTCGACTTGGCCGTTGCGCTGTGCAAGCAGTTTGAGGGACTGCATCGGGTCGGCAAGGACGGCCTGATCTACCCTTACGTCTGCCCCGCAGGCTACCCCACCATTGGCTGGGGCACGGTTTACAAGCCGTCGGGCAAGAAGGTGACGATGGAAGACCCGCCCATCACCCGTGAAATTGCGGACGCTTGGCTCATGGACGAACTCCAGCGGGTGTGCGCTTCGGCAGTGGTGCGGCAATGCCCTGAGTTGTTTGCCTGGAGCCTCACCAACGGCAACTGGCGTGCCTTCTGCGCCATCGCAGACTTCACCTACAACCTGGGGACAGGTAGACTCCAGACCTCCACCCTGCGGCGCAAGCTCCGCGCACTTGACTGGGAAGGTGCCAAGGAGCAACTGGCGCTGTGGGTGCGCGGTGGGGGCAAAGTACTGCCCGGACTTGTGAAGCGTCGTGCCGCAGAAGCGAAACTGTTGGGGTAAGCCGTGCCACTCAAAAAGATACAACTTAAACCCGGCGTAAATCGAGAAAACACTCGATATACCACAGAAGGGGGGTGGTATGAATGCGACAAAGTACGCTTCCGTTACGGCACACCTGAAAAGATTGGCGGTTGGGATCAGTTATCCAACTTTGCTACGTTTCAGGGGGTAGGCCGCACGCTGTGGCCGTGGTCTTCATTACTTGGGTTGGGAACCAACCTCAAGTTTTACATCATGTATGGGGCGGCGTACTTTGACATCACGCCCATTCGCACCACCACCGCAGCGGGGGACATCACTTTTGCTGCTACCAACGGCATCGCAACCATCACGGCAACCGACGTAGCGCACGGTGGCACAACAGGAGACTTTGTTACCTTCAGCGGAGCAGTCAGTCTTGGTGGGAATATCACCGCTACGGTGCTGAATCAGGAGTACCAGATTACGGTGCTCACGGCAGATACGTACACCTTCACCGCTACTGCTACTGCAAACGCATCTGATGTCGGTAATGGCGGCGCTTCTGTCGTCGGCGCGTATCAAGTCAACGTAGGTCCGGCCATCCAGACGCCGCTGTCAGGCTGGGGCGCAGGCCCGTGGGGCTCGGGCACCTGGGGGATTGGCTCCACATCGTTGGAATCCCTGCGGGTGTGGAACCAGCAAAACTTTGGTGAAGACCTGATCTTTGGGCCTCGTGACGGCCCGATGTACTACTGGGACAACTCCCTTGGCCTGTCCACCCGTGGCGTAAACCTGACTTCTTTGTCGGGCGCTACCGATGTACCTACGGTGCAGCGGGCCATGATGGTGTCTGACGCCTCGCGCTTTGTCTTAGCTTTTGGGTGCAACGACTACGGTTCTGCCAATCAAAATTTGATGCTCATCCGGTGGTCGGATCAGGAAAGCGCGGTCAACTGGACGCCCGCAGCGACCAACCAAGCAGGAAGCCTCACGCTGTCCCACGGGTCTGAGATTTCTGGTGTCGCGCAGGTTCGGCAGGAGATTCTGGTCTGGACAGACATCGCGCTTTACTCCTTGCAGTACCTCGGGCCTCCGATTGTTTGGGGCTCACAGATCCTTGCCGATAACGTCACGCTGATGAGCGACCGGGCGATGGTCACGGCTTCAGGTGTTTTGTATTGGATGGGTGAAGACAAGTTCTATGTGTACGACGGGCGAGTGCAGACGCTCCCCTGTGATTTGCGGGAACACGTTTTTGGTGACTTTAACCAGAACCAGAGAGAGCAAGTCTTTGCTTCTACCGTAGAGCAGTTCACTGAAATATGGTGGTTCTATTGCTCTGCGGATAACAGCACCGCTTCTCCTGACAAGTATGTTGTTTACAACTACGTGGAGAAAATTTGGTACTACGGAAACATGGAGCGAACCGCTTGGATGGATGCAAGCATCATCAGCAACTTCCCGATTGCGGCTTACGGTGACCAGCTTCTGTACCATGAGTCTGGTGTAGACGACAACACCACCGGGACTCCTGCGCCGCTTGCGGCGTACATCACCTCGTCAGAATTTGACATTGACGACGGGCACAATTTTGCGTTTGTGTGGCGGGTGCTGCCTGACATCACGTTCCGGGGGTCTACGGCGAACAATCCTAGCGCCACGCTGACGCTTCTGCCCTTGCAAAATTCTGGGTCGGGGTACAACAACCCTGCATCCTTGGGCGGGTCGGACAACGGCGCAATCGTGCGCTCAGCAACGGTTCCGGTGGAGCAGTTCACAGGCCAAGTCAACATCCGCGTGCGCGGGCGACAGATGTCCATCAAAATTGCGTCTACAGACCTGGGCGTAACATGGCAGTTGGGCTCCCCCCGGATCGACCTCCGACCTGATGGACGTAAATCCTGATGACTCTCCTTTCCACAGTCATCAAGCGGTTTGTAGCCCCGGCGCTACCTCAAGCCTCGCAGGAGTACGACCAGAAGTACTTCGACAAGTTCAATTCAATTCTCCGGCTGTACTTCAACCAACTCGACCAACTCCTGGGGCAGCTTGTGTCTACATCCTCAACCGTTCCAGTTTCAATCGGCGGGACAAACGTAGATGCGTTCGGTCGCCTGCGGACAAGCTCTCCCTACACGCTGTTTGATTCTCAAAATCGTTACGCCATTGACAACCAGTTCGACACCAGCACGGCCACTGGGGGTTCAACCACGTACCTGCCCAATGAAGCAGCGGTGCGGATGGATGTCACTACCTCAAGTGGATCTGAAGTTGTAAGGCAGTCTTACAGGTGCATGCCGTACCAGCCCGGTAAAGGCTTGTTGGTGCTAGAAACCTTTGTGATGAACACCGCCAAGACGGGGCTACGCCAGCGGGTGGGGTACTTCGGTACACAGAACGGCGTTTTTCTACAGCAGAACGACAGCACTGTTTCGTTTATTCTGAGGTCTTACATCTCAGGATCTGTAAGCGATGCGCGGATCGTGACGCAGGACAACTGGAACGGCGACAAACTTAACGGTGCTGGAGACTCTGGCTACACCCTTGACCTGACCAAAGCACAAATTTTGTGGATGGACTTTGAGTGGTTGGGGGTCGGATCTGTTCGGTGCGGGTTCATCATCAACGGTGAATATATCGTTTGCCACACGTTTGAGAATGCAAACGACATCACTTCTGTTTACATGACCACGGCAATTTTGCCGGTCAGGTATGAGATTACCAACACCGCAGCGACGGCCAGCGCTTCGTCCCTGAAGCAAATTTGCTCCTCGGTGGTT